TATGACGAGGCGGTTGCTGATGAAAGACGCCCAGCCGACCGAGCGCATGGTCTTGTATGTTGCTGGAAGTCCGCTTGGCACACCTGCTGTGGCGCGGACGAAGTTTCCGCTGCCGGTCCAGTAGAGAGGAGGTTTGACGCGGCGGATGGTGCGGCCGGTCAACGTGGAATCGGTAGCCGTCCCGCTTGGGACTGTAATAGTGAAAGAATCGGTTGCCGCCGTGGCAATGTCGTATTCCTGTCCGGCAAAAGCAGCGACAGAGCTTCCTTCGATGCGGACACGCATTCCGGCGCTGTAGCCGTGCGCCGTGCAGTTGACGGTAGCATCTGTTCCGCTGACTGTGATCCCGCTTCCAGTGACAGCCTTGCTGCCCCAGCCGGTGACATTCTGGTCGGCCTCGCGCAGCAGATAGAGGCGATCAAACGCCTGCACTACCGAGACTGTGTCTGTCGGCTCGATGATCTCGGCGACGCTACTTGTCGGATAATTGATCTCGGGAAGTCCGCTTCCTGTTCCGGCCGTTGCATCTTCTCGCCAAAGGAACGCGCGGTCAGGTCCGGCGAGGACAACATACTCGTCTGCATTATCGTAGTTTTTCGATGCGTAGACACCCGCCGCAAAGATTCCGCCGCTGTAGACGTTGCGGACGATTGGCCCCTTGTTGGCGAATATCGTGCCGGTCGCCGGTGTCGCGGGGCTTCCGCTTACGGTGTAGGTGAAAGTGTTTGCGTCAGTTACGGTGATGACGAAGTCGCCGTTGTATTCGCTCTGAGCCGCACCGCGAATGTTGACCCTGTTGCCGGTCGTGTAGCCATGCGCCGTGCTGGTCGCTGTTGCTGTTGTGGTCGAGCGCGTGAGCGAGCTGATCGTCTTGTCGCCAGCCAGCGCAAAATCCAAGACCAGCGGCGAATCAGACGTGCTGATGCCGGTGGCGAGTCGCTTGGCGCCTTTGCGCACCTGCGCCACACCGCGATCTAGCCGCACGTTCTCGGCGAGCTGAAGCATTCCGGCAGGCAGCGCCAGCGGGTTGAGCCGTGAGGCGAACCCAATGAAACCGCGATCACCGTCGCGTTGGACTGGAGATTCTAATGCCATTAGTTGAGTGCTGCTTTCAGTCGGCTTTTGAACCGCGCCGCATCGGCGGGTGAGATGTCGGTTTTGCGGTTAGGGGAGACTTGTTGGTGCGTGACAACCATGTTGAGCGGAATGCCCCACTTCTTCATGCGAGGTGCCAAGTATTCAATGGCGCTGTCCATGGCCGCATCCTCCAGCGGCCGGTCGTAGGTGTTGCCTTCCCATGACACGCTGAGGCTCCATGAGTTGAGGTCTCTTCGTCCCATCCATGAGCTTCTTCCAGCGTGCCAGCACCGGTCAGTATCGTTAGCGAATACAGTCCGGCGGCCGTCGCGGGCGATGAGAACATGGTAGGACACTTTAGATGCGGGGTTTGCTATCCACTCGACACCACCAAGGTAGCTTCCGTCGCTGTGGTGCAGGACAATCGCTTCCGGTGCAATCTGGTTCGGTTGCTTGTTCGGCGTTGAGACTTTCCGCTCGTCGTAGGTCTTCGCGGCTGCGGGAGGCGATGAGGTTGTGGATGCGAATGGCAAGCTCGCCGAGGCAGGCCGAGGGCCAGCTTCGGATCGTTTGCCAAACAGCTTCTTTATCCACGTCCACATGCCTATCGAATCGGCTTAACCGTTTCTTTTCCGCCGCCGCTCCACTGCCGAAGACCGGCTTGAACGGTTCCGGCCCAATTCGGCTTATATTCGGCGACAACGCGCACGTTCAGCGTGCCTAATTCACCGCGCTGCACTTTGCCCATGTCTTGCGGTGGAATAGGAATGCTAACGCATCCAGCCGCACATGCAGCCCAGATGGCTGCAAGGATCGCAAAGGCAATGCGTTTTGGGGCGCGGCGCATTATAGAGTCAGAGGCGTGCGTTGTTGTCCTTGGCCATAATCAAGCCCCATCCAGCAGCCACGGCTGCCGCAAGGGCGCCGATGTCAGGCACTTGGCCGGTGCTCAAATACATTTTCGTGCCGCTTGCCACGGCGATGATGATGGCGAGAACGCCAGTTGTGCTCGTTTTCCAGTTACGCATAGTTTTACTTTTCCTTCCTTTTCTTTTGGATGTCGTGAAGCACGCTGATGAGCGTCGCCACGCCGACACAAATTCCGATGATTAGACCTGTCACGCGCAGGGTAGTCTCTAGGTGAGGGAGCATTGAGAAGACGCTTGAGCCGATGCTAGTAACCGTTCCAAGCACACCCTTCTCGGTGGTGCTCATGTTGTGATGAAAATACGACAGGCTCATCGTCCGGCTCCCCACTATTTGCGGTAGGCGATGACCGTGCCGCTGTGCAGCTTGATTGCGCTGAAGAAGCCGTCGAGGGTCGTGCCAGCCTTGATGAGCGCGGCGCTGGCCTCGGTGGCGTTCGCGGCGCCAGTAAGGTTGCCGGTCAGCGTGTGGAACTTGGTGTCGGTCATCACGTCGATGGAGACGATGTCAGCGGTGACGGTGTTGGTGTCGCCGATGAATTGGCTGCCGGACGTGCGGTTGGTGATGCGGGTATTCGGGTGCATAATTTAGTATTGGTTGACGCGGGCCGTCCACATGCTGGGCTGCCCTTGCTGGAAATAGTATTTGTCGCGCTGGGAGATCAGCTCGGATTCGGCCATCTGTTCCATGGCGAGTGCTTTGTCGGTCTGTCCGTCCTCTTGGAGCAAATCTGCACTCAGCATCAGACCGACTGCTTTTGCGATGACGGCGGGCACGGTCGCGGTGAGGTTGCTCGCGCTGTATTCGGTCGGACGCACGCGGTAGTTGACCCAGACGGTGGTTGGTAGGTCGGTGCTTTGCGGGAAGCGCACGTTGTCGCCGAGGAGCGTGTAGCCAATCTGGCGGGGAGCAACGTGTGTCGCAGGGTTGTCGCGGAGGACGGCGAAGACTTCGCCCATGGCGGTCTGGCCGGATTGCTCGTAGGGGATGAAGTAGCCGTTGGTCTCGTCGCCTTCGACGGTGCGTTCTTCGACGCGCATAAGCTCAGGCCAATCGGCCCACTCCCAGCAGTCGGCGATGCGCTCGTTGGCGGCGGCGGTCATCATGGTTCTTGCGCCGGATGGGATGTTAGAAATATCCGAGCCGTCGTTGCCTGCGCGTTGCCATGCGCGGAGCAATATAGATTGTAAAGTTACAGTCCTCATTGTGCGCTTAGATCGGTGACGGCCTCAGACGAAGCCTCCGCAAAGCTCGCCTGCGGCTGGCCGAAAGACTCCTGTGGCGCGGGTGTCGGGGATGCGGTTGTAGTCTTCATGGTCATGGCACAGGCGAAAGCGCATCCGCCAACTGCTGCCCCGTCGAATCCAGCGTGGCCGCATTTTTAAGCCGCGCCCCGATGCTTCCAGAAGTAGTCATCCCGCTGGTCAAAGCATCCCACACAGCGGCGGGCGTAAGGACGGCGGTTCCGCTCGTATTATCCACCAAAACGCCAAGAGCAACCGAACCAGCGGCAGGAACGCGCAGGGTTCCTGTGGTGTTGCCTTGGTTAAATGTTGTCCCAAAGCGGACATCGCCTGCTGCTGGTAAAGCACCAGACACGGAAGCGGCGTCGATCAAGGTTTTCTTCGTGCTGCTCAAACGATGCACCAAGCACACGTTGGTCGTTTGGTCGGGGCAACTGACGGCGCCCGTGACGGGCGCTTGGCCGAGTGCGCCAAACTCAAATTCTTCGACGCGGGTTTGCGAGCCGACTGCGCCGCTGCTCACGCCAACAACCGAAATCATGCCTGTCGCTCCGATTCCCCAATCGTTACCGACTGCGCGCTTTACGTTGAGGATACCCGTGGAGGAGTTGACGGCTCCGATGCCGTTGTTGCCGCCGATGGCCGAGCCAACGATGGTCATGGTTCCCGTGGATTCGTTTCTTACCGCGACGGACGCAACCGAGCTACCTCCAGTTGCATTGCCAGTCAGCGTTACTGTGCCCGTTGAAGCGTTTTGAAGTCCAACGGCTGCTGCCGCTGTCGCTCCCGCCACGTTTCCAGTGACGTTTAATGTTCCAGTTGAGGCATTTCTTGCGCCTGATGATGGGCTGGCTCCTCCAGCCGTCAGGTTACCCGTGATGTTTAATGTGCCCGCGCTTGTGTTATCCGCCCCGAAAGCGTTGTTTGCCGATCCGCCTGTGCAATTACCGACAATGGAGGCCGAGTTGCCAGATGTTAAGCCAAACGTAACGCACGCAACTGTGCCAGCAAACGCATTCGCGGTCAGCGTGATTCCGTTGTTGAGCGCAAAGCTCCCGCCTGCCGTGGCGCTATTCGCATTGTCATTCCGCACCTCGCCAACCGTGGTCGAGACGTTGACCGTGATGGCGAAGCTGTTGCTGTGCAGCACATCGGCGCTCGTAAACGTAGACCACACATCCGCCGCCGAGCCTGCGGGCGTGGTGGCCCAGACATCAGTAGCGTTGATGTTGCCTGCTTTTCTGGCGAAATAGTTTGCCATGACTTACAGCCGCTTGGAGGCGACGAGGGTTTGCAGGGCGGTCGTGATCGCCGTCACGCAGGCGATTTCGGCGGGGTCTTGGACTTCCGAGAGATGGCCGCGCAGGAGGCCGATAGCGGCGGCGTCTGCCTGCTCGACGGAGGCCGCCGTGTCTTCGGTGGCAGGGGCAATGCGGGTCGGGATGAGGCGCATGGCAATGGACGCATCGGGCGAGCCGTCTGCTTTGTATTTGCCCGTGATGGCAAGGTTGAGCGACCAGCGGTCAAAGCTGTTGCCGTCGATTTCAAGAGGAGTTGTAGCGATCATAGTTTTGTTATTCGGTTAGTTGTTAAGCGTAAGAAGCTGTGAGGCGGTTATTCCAAGAAACGGCGGATGCGGTGAGCGTGGCGACGAAACCGCCGCCCGCGTCAAACTCGCTGCGGCGGATCGTCCAGCTTGCGGTGGATTCCGAAGCGCCTGCGTCTGCGAGGCCCGTGTAGGTGTAAGGGCTGACGAAATCGCTGCGGACTTCGCCGCCGCCGCTTCCGCCCGTTGCCGAAAGCTCCCCCGCCGACAGGCTCAAGCCCGAGCCGATTTGGATCTCCTCGATGGAGCCTGCGCTGGCGCTCGTCCTTCCGAGGATGCGGGCGGTGGCTTGCGTGAGGCCCGATGTGGTGATGGCTCCTTGGAGGGCGAGGGTTCCGCTGGAGTTGGGGATGGTTAGTGTCCTAACGGTTTCTGTAGTGACGCCCGAAACGTCAAAGGTGACTTGCTTGGTTGGGTCGGTGGAGTCGGCAAATTGAATTTCGCCAGCAACATCCAGCGTGGCATGCGGATCTCCTGTCCCTATTCCGACTTGAGAGCTTGCAGATTTTACAACGAAAAACGCCCCTGCTAAATTACTGGGCGCTGGCCCAATGCCTTCTCCAACAGCCATCGTTCCGTCTTCGTTGATTTTGAACTGGCAAGCGGCTGGAAATGTGTCGCCAGCATCGCCTGCTGGGCCAAAGGAAAACTGCCCTTCGGTGCCTTGAAAATAGAATGTGCCGCCCGCGCCGTTGGCGCGGTATTTCCATTCTGAACCGTCATAATAAACATTGTCGGCAATCCAGCAGTTGTTGATTGCGTAAGGCTGAAACTCAAAGGTGCCGAGTTTTAATGTCGAATCGGTTGTTGCTTCGCCGCTGATGGTCAGCGATTCAAACTCTGGTGAGTCGTCGGTGTTGAGCGATTGGTCGTAGCTGTCCAGCGTGATGTTTTTGTCCGGCACCGTGATCGTGCGCGTTGTTCCGGCTTCTACCGCCGAGACATCGAATTTGACGTTTTTCGTGCTGTCCGTGTTGTTGTAGATGACGAGGTTGGCGTCATTGAACACGTCAGGGAACTCGCCTGCATATTGCCAGTCAGTTGCTCTCGTGCCACTAGTGGCAACGCGGATGTAGATACCGGCGGGCTTGCGGCTAAGAAGCCATGTGCCTTCTGACTCGCGGACGAGATAGGCAGCGTCAATGGTAGGAGGCGTCGCGGTTGGCAGCGCGCTGAAGTTCTGAACTTCGCCTTCAAGATACGATGAGCCGCCGCCCGATCCTTTTTGATCGAACGTGCCGGAGAAGGGGTTAAACGTCCAAGGCATTACAAATTAGAAATTGGAGATTTAAGAGCGAGCGACGGACGCCAGCGAGGCATCGTCGGTGGTCGGCGGGTTTGTCGTGTAGGAGAAGGTCAGCGTGGCGACTGTTTGGCCTCCACTGCCGCCTTCTTTGTAGGTGACGGTCTGGATGTTGTTGGTGCTGCCGTAGTAGCTGATCGAAAGATAGTCGTGCTGCGGGATATTGAGACCAGCGACGTTGCGGACGTTGATATTGGGATGCATGGGTTAGGCGGCGGGTTGGGCGGTCATGCCGAGTTGCTGGTCTTGCTGGAGCTTTTGCAGCGCGGGCTGGGCGCCGGTGCGGCCGATGACGGCGTTCTGTTGCTGTTGGAGCTGGAATTGGAAGGCTTGCGCGCGGGCGTCGATCATGCTGCGGAAGATTTCGTCTTGGGCGTAGCGTTGCTGGACGGCGGGGTTGGACTGAATGATCGCCTGCAAGGTTTGCAGGCGGACTTGGGCGTTTTGGCCGCCTTCTTTGAGTGGCGGCTCGGTGCCTGCGGCGATTTTGGCGAAGGCGGTTTGTTCGTCTTCCTGCTCGGCGGCGGTGGCTTGGCCGATGTCTTGCACCAGAAGGCCGGCGAGATTCGGGTCAACCGCTTGGAACATGTATTTGACCAAGCCAGCACGGTCGATGACGCCGAAGCTGTCCATTGGCACCAGGATCTCGCTCAAGTATTTCAGCTTGGCGCCTAGTGCTTCGTTATCCAAAAGTCTCGCGTCAAACTCGGCAGTGATGTCAAAGCGCCCACGGATGTCTTGTGGGCTTGCGCTGAACGCCAGCGATGCGTTGCCGGTGACGCGAGAAACTTCTTCGGGCGTGAGATACTGCTGGGCCAGCGCCATCGTCTGGATGATGCAGAGCTTCATATCCAGCAGCCACGAATCGACCATCTCCTGTGTGTGGATCATGGACATCTGCGGCGGGACACCATCGGCCATGCGGCCGAAGTAGTTGTTCACGTCAAATCTGGTGGCGTTCTCGACTTCGATGCTGCCAGCGTCGGGACGCGGTGGGTCCATCCAGCCGATCTCGTTGGGGCGGCGCTCTGGGATTTGGACGCCGGGGCCGAGGACTAGGTCAAACTTCCCGCGATTGGCCGGGACGCGCACGGGCGGGAGGATGCTGATGGAGGCGCGGTCGGCGCGGTAGTCGCGCTGGATCTTGATTTCTTCCTGCGCAGTCTGGACTAGCTCGGGGATGCCACGGCTCTCTAGGAGCGGGCGGGTGGCGCGCTCAC